TCAGACCAGCTTTGACCATATCGCCAATCTTAGCGGCGGCTCCTGCGGCCAATCCAGCAATAGCACCTGTAGTAGCACCTCGGCCAATAGCAGTACTTGCTTTCTGCCCTTGCAGTAATCGGTCAGCAATGTTTAGAATACCCACAGCAATGCCTGTACCTGTGCCAACTGCAAGTGCGCCTGCACCAACTCCGCCAGCCACTGCCACGCCTAATGCGGCTGCGGCTGACCCTGCAATGGCCAACAAAAACTTATGTAGATTAGGATTGTTCTTGGCAAACTCACCGTACTTGGCCAGCTTTGCCGCTAACTCAGGATTCTTCTTAGCAATAGATGCTTTGATTTCTTCAAACTTTTGATCAAATGCCTGTACCGGACCACTACTCTGTAGCATACCTCCAAACTTGTTAAACCATATATCACTGATCTTATCTTTGGCCGCACCTACAGCGTCACCTGCTTTACCTAGCATACTACGGCCGGCACCTGTTTCTATGCTTTTAAATAATTGTTGTATCTGATCGGGTTGTAACGCTACTTCACATAGTGTAGGATGTATCTCTTTTTCCCATGTACGAAAATACAGATCTCCTTTACCAATACCTTCAAACACACTTAATCTAGGAGAGTTTTCTATAGCATCTAACTTAGATAATAGTATATTGAAGTTCATTGAGTATTCCGAAAAGTTATTCTTTATTTATAAACGAACTACGTTCGTTTGCTTCTTCGCTAACGCTTGAAGCAATTTTCTACTTCGTAGAAGTTTAAATATTATTCAGATCGTTCAGTCACACTTTGCCCTGACCGGGCAAAGAAACATTATTCGAGTCGAACATATGTCACTTAGTGTTAGAGCGTTACAGTGGCGGTTGACCGGTACCACGAGCTCAGTCTTTATCTCAACGGCGGCTTACATATATACACTAACATATACGTAAACGTAGGGCGTCTCTAGCCCTTCCTTTTGCCTAAATTCTTGTTTCAAATAACCAAACCGCGGCGAATTTGCGATCCTCGTCCTGTAAAGGATGGTGGTTAAGTGCTTGCTTTCAGCGGCAAGTCTGCGGATCCCTGCGTAATGAAACCAGGTTTCTTCTGTTCGGCACACGATATTTGCCTGTGCGAGCTTAAACTGAATTAAATTTTAGATTTTATGTGAGAGCCATGGACACGGACAGAGATTTGTCCGTTATAGTAATCGTTGGATTCTAATACTTTGCGGTCGAATTGTTCGCGGGCCTCAATGTAAGATGTTTCTGCTTTAGATTTACAATAGTGTAGTATCTCTCGAGAGAAATTTTCTTTGCCTAATTTTTCTATATCTGCTGTTAATTCAACGCTGGACCCGTAATATTCCTGCCAGTCGCTGTCGATTTTGCTTCGAATCTTCTTTTTCTTCTTAGTGCCGTTCTTTAACTTTACAGTCTTGTAGGTCGTTTTACTAAACTTTGCTAGTTTTTTGCCAATATATTGGCGCCCCGAGGCTATATTAGTAATGCAATAAACAAAACCAACACAGTCTTCGGGTAATTCATTTATAACTTGTCCTTGGTAAGTCCAAGTCATTGATTATTTTGATGCCTTGGCTTCCTTGCGGGCATTCTTTTCAGCAGTAATTTCATTTCGTCGAGCCTTTACTAGCTTACTTAACTCTGCCAATGCTTTACGACTGCGAGTTCCGGCTGCACTATTGCCCGATGCAAACTTAGCATCTTCTGCTAAGAATTCTTCAAATTGTTTTTTTAGTTGTTCTACGGTGTTTTCCATTTTTCTTCTCTTCTTTTTTAAGTTGTTTTTCTAATCTAACGTTAGCTAGATTCTCTTTGGCCACAAGTAGGCTCTGTCTCTTTAATTGTTTAGCAAGTTCTACTACATCCCTAAGTTCTTTCCTACACAGATATCCAGGTAATTGCCCTTGAGTCCTTACAAAAATCAAATTTTGATTATGCAATTCTGCAAATGCACTTACTAACTGTGAGTACAAATCCTTATACTTGTTTATCTCATCATTCAACATAGTCTATATCGTTTGAGTAGCTGGTAAAACCGTTTTCTTTGATAACTCTTAGAACATTGTTTACACGACCGACTAACTCATCCTTGTGTGATATTAAGTATATATTCTTATTTCTCTCCCTGGCCATTTTTTTCAATACAGCCAATGCTGATTCAACACCAGCCGCATCCATACCTGCATCAACTAGTTCGTCGATAAACAACAAATTGATACTTTGATACAGCCCTTCCCATACATCTCGGAAAGCAAAGCTCATGCTTAAAATTAATCTGTTGCGTTCACCGCGTGACAGATTGTCAAAATCAAGATCCTGTCCTAGTTGAGTAATCTCAACGTTGAGATCATTTTGAAAAATTACTCTATGCGGTAGTCCTAGCTTGTCAATATAGTAGCTTAGTCTCTTATTCAAGTAACTTAGATTTTGATCAATAATTTTCTTACGAATAAACGAATCTTTGTTAGTTAATAACTTATGCAAAAACTCTTGATGATCTTTGAGTTTAGTTAATTCGTTGACTATTGCCCAGTTAATTTCTTGTATGGCAGTATGATTCAATTCAACGATTTGTTCTTCGTAGGGATTTAATTCATCAATTCTAGTAGTTAAATTCTTTTCTAATTGGTCTAAATTGTTTTTATGACCTAGTGCTTCTGATTCTGTATCGTAAAACGTAATAGGTTTACGTGGTAACTCGCCTATGTTTACTAGATCAAGCGCAATCTCTCTGATTTCGCCTAATACTTTATCACGATATTTCTGTGCTTCTATGCCCTGTTGTACAATAGCTTCGACCATTTCTTCATGTTTATGATCATGTAGGTCCTGTTCGCAAGCTGGGCACTTCTTATCTTTAAGTTTATCTGTTTCTTTTTTAAGTTTGTCAAACGTTTTGTCGTTTTGTGACAGTGCAGATTCTAATGTAGCTTTCTGTTTAGTAAGATTGCGGATCTTAATATCATTAGTATCCCACAATTTTAGATCTGCGTGTGCCTGTAGTTCAGCATCAATGTCTACGCTTTCTAATTTCATTATAGCGCGACCTAAACTTTCAATATCTGTTTCTTTTTTAGTTTCCCAAGCACTACTTTTGATCTTTAAACTATCAATACTCTTTTGCACATTCTCATTAGCAGATTTAACAGCTTCAATTCTAACAGTTTCAATTTGAATAGCATCCTTGCTTTCTTTAATCTGTGATTTTAGCAATTCTGCTTTTTCTGAAAGTAGCGTAATACCCAATAGTTGTTCAATTACTTCTCGCTGATCTGCGGCTTTCATACTTAAAAACGGCTCTGTATACGTGTTTAACGCTACCAAATGCTTGAACATAGTATGTGTCATCTCCAGCATTTGTTCAATTGCTTTTTGCGTTTCGCGACTATCGCCCTGCGCCTCGTCTTCAGCTTTATCGTCTGTTTTTAATTCTTGATCGTTGACATATAATTTAAGAATATTAGGTTTACGACCACGCTCGATGCGATATTTGATGCCGTTCTTTTCAAATTCAACGGTAACTAACATGCCTTTGCCGTTAGTTTTGTTGATCAAGTTTTCTTTTTTGATGTTTGTAAGTGCAGTACCATACAATGCATAGCTTAATGCATTGATCATTGTAGTCTTGCCCGTGCCATTGCGAGAGCCTGTATCATCTCCACCCAGGTCAAGATTAGATCCTAGAACTAGGGTAAGATGTTCTTTGTCAAAATCGACTGCCTGTGTTTGATTGCCTACGCTAAGAAAGTTCTTAACTGTGATATTCTTTATTTTAAAGTTCATAGATTGTTATAAATGTCCAGCAAAATCTTTTTATCAAACTGTTCAGATTCAATGTTAATCAATTGCTCCGATACAATCTGATCTACACTTTCAAATTGTGCGTCTGGATTATCGTCAATGGTACCTTCTAAATTAGTTTTATCTTGTATAAGACTAATTTCTCGTATGTCGTGCTTCTTAGTAAATTCTTCTTTAATGAAGTTTGCTTCTTCGTAGGTAATATCAATGTCAAGATTGATTTTAAGATGCATCTTTGACTTCATGATCTCATCTTCACGATCTAATAAGTCACTGAGCTTAACTGATCTATACTTAGGACAGTCCGGCCAATTGATAAATTCTGGCTTTCCTCCCCATTCTAGCACCATCATGCCCCGTTCATCATCCCATGTATCTGCAAAGTTATGTGGGAACGCATTGCCAATGTAGTGTACATTGCCCTGACTTTGACGTTTATGGAAATGTCCACTAAACACATATTCAGGTTTACCAAAGTCAGATGCTTTGAGTTCGCCGTGATCGGGCATTTGTATCATAGCGTTCATATAGAACAATGGTAATTCAAAATGACCAAACACATATTTGCTGGTCAGCTGTTTCATAGCTTTCCATTCATCACCAACTAACCACGGTACAAGGGTAACTTCGCCTAGAGTGGTGACAGAGTCTACGACAGTTACGCCTGGAATATGGCGTCCGAACGCACTACTATGGATGTCTCGCTTGTCCTTGTAGAACAAATCGTGGTTACCGGGAAACCAGTAGAACTGATCAAACGCCGCACCTAGCTTTTCTAAGCATCTAAGACTGGTGTCTAGCGTAATTAAATTAAGACTATTTCTATTATGTGACCAGTCACCCAAGAAGATTGCTGTTTCACACCCAGCGGTTTTAGCTTCTTGGATAAACCAATCTACAAATTCTTCACAGTCTCGTAGATGCGTTCCTGAATTTGATTTAAGTCCAAAATGTATATCAGTAAAGCAGGCTACCTTTTTAAACAAGGCCATATATTATTCTCCTACTAACAGTTTACATTCTAGTTTGAGCAAAGTCAAACTTTAGTTTCTTCAATATCTTCAATATCGTCTTCTTCGCTTTTAGGCATACGGAAATGTTTATATAATTCTGCTTGTCTTGCATTTTCTACAGCATACCCTTGTTGATTTTGTCTAGTCAAACTAGGAGTAAGACCGTGTTCTTCTAACAGGTCATCTCGAATATTTTGACTTTTCTTTTCAATATTAAGCACACGAGTAAAACTGTTAGTCACTGCGGCGGTATAATATGCAAACGGATTTTCAGATTTTGATTCATCAAATTGTAGACCAATTTGTGATAATTGTAAAATTGCTTGCCCACGCATTTCTTCAACATAGGTATACCCACGCCAATTGCTACGCTGTGCATATCTTTCGCTTAATTTGATATACATCTTTCCTAAATTTTCTGTGATGCGTCCATGGTCTTTATTAAAGGTACCAGTATCAAGTGGACCTTTCCAATGACTTTTGCCCACGCATATTAACTCGTCGGCATCGTTAAACTTCCAATGTTGAAATGGAGGAAAATTAACTTTGTCATGACTATCTGCGGTTGTCTTGGTGGTCTTTTTCCTTCCGGGTGCTAGCGGAATATGATCAAATGTCATTATTCTAAAAACTACGTCGGTCTTTGCCACTGTTTTATAATCGGGAGTACATTCAATTAATTTAACTTTCTTGTCTCCGTCGGCTCGTGCCGCCGCAAACGCGGCTATACCGATTCGTTTTGCCTTGGCACGTTTAGCGTCTGCAACAGTTCGAATATTAATTTTATCCAAATTAGTTAAAATTATATCGTGTTGACTGAATTCAGGTTGTGCAAAACTTGAAAAGGAGCATTTGCTCCTATGTATCTCTGCTAGTAAATCTCTGTTATTTAGGTATTTTACTTTTCTTCCTGTGGGAACTAAACTTGGTGTTGTAGTCATTGTTATTATTATCCTTATTAAGACATTATAGCATGGCGAAATACTAATGTCAATGGTTATCAGAGCGTTTTATTTATTGGTTAAATACACTATAAGGGGAATTTCTAAATGGCAACAGAATATAAAGTTAATGGTAGAATTGTATCAGAATCGGAGTACAAGGCGTTTGTTGCGGCAAATCCAATGCCAACTTTGCCACCAATGACTGCCGCCGCCCAAGCCGCAACGTTGGCCAAATATGAAAATTCAAATGTTGCATTTAGTGCCTTGGCTATGCAAGGTGGAGACGCGGCCGAAGCCGTGAATAGAACTTTATCTCCGATTGGAGTAAGAGACGTTCCAGGCGTGCCCGATGGTGCTATACCGCTACTTCCCCCGCAGGTACAAACAACATTTGCAGACGTAAACGGCAATGTTACTGCCAAAGATCAACGGGTTAAAATTCGTGTCCCAGGAGATTATCTTGTTCCTTTAACACAAGGTCCTAACGACGAATTATTAAATCTTGGAGGAATTGTTTTCCCCTACACTCCTAGCATCAGTTATGAACTCAAAGCAGAATATGCGGCTCAAAGTCCCTTGCATTCTAACTTTGCTTTAAATTTTTACCAACGAAGCTCAGTGGGTTCAATTAGTATCAGTGGTAAATTTTCAGTAGAAAATGAAGCAGATG